GTTGCTCACGCCAGCCTGAACGCTTGACGGCATCCAGGTCAGTCACGACAGGCTGCACCTTTCCAAGAGCGCAGCGATAGGGTTGTGCTGGGACTTTCATCTCACACCTCCTGTGGCATCTGGCGATCGTGGGTCAGGTAGGCCAGTGCAATCGCATCCGCTTCGTTGTCGTCTGCAGGGTTGTGGCCACGTGCTTTTGCGCTCGCGATCATCCCCTCCTTGCCAGCGTTTCCCTTGCCGGTTGCGTGCTTCTTGATCGTTCCGACTGGCACGCCTTCGTAGGGAATTTGATGATGCTCACACCAAGCAGTCAGTTGACCCATAAAGCCACCGTAGGCATGTGCGGCATCTACCCCCGCATGTCTACGCACTTCCTCAAACACAACCAGGTCAATGCCTGAGGTGCATTGCTTGACGTCTGTGAGCCAGCGTTTGAATTTCAGGAACCGCATGCCGCCTCCCTCAAAGCGTTGAGGCTTGAAGGATTGGCTGCCGCTTGTGATCTGACCGTCTGCATGCATCAATGCCCAGCCAGTCGTTGTACCCAGGTCCAGGGCAAGAATCGTCATGTTCATTTCGTCTCCAGTTTTTTGCTGGGTGACGGGTTTGACACGTTTCACGGTTAACTCTCTATCGTGTGCGTACGCGCACGCGTGAGGGGTTAATCAGTAAGACTGTCAAATCCGTCACCATGGGTTTATTCAATCGTCTCGGTACGGATAGCCGCCACCGATATGAGGCTTAGGTCGTAGACTGATGCCCGCGATTGCGCGCGCACCGCCATGCAGTCGGCACTTCTCGAACTTGCGGGTCGACATCAACTCGGAGAACCGTTTGATCGAGCCGACGTACTCGCCAGCACGCTCAGCCCATTCACGCCAATCGGTAAACAGATCTGAGACGCCTTCGCGATGGGTCTTGCTCAAGATGCAGCGCTCTTCAATCCATTGACCCAAAGCGTCTTCCGCTTCGAAATACTCCTCGGTTGCGGAGACCACGCACTCGGGTGGACGCAGGCCATCGCGTTGCCAGGCCAGGCACCCTTCGACCGCCCAGGCCAAGATGCCGTCACGCTCTGCGTACAGCTTCTCCGTGAGCTTGCCGTCTCGCCTCTCGGGAGGAATCGTCACCGTGAACGGGATCAAGTGCAGACGCCGCTTCATGGCCTCGTCCACGTTTCGGATTGAGGGCTTGTGGTTGCCCGCAATGAGCAGCTTGAACTGCGGGATGTACTCAAAGAAGTCTTGACGCATGAAGCGCGCCGACACCTTGTCGCCACCAGTGATGGCCTTGACCTTCGATTCGTTCCAGCGCCTGCCTTGCTCGGTTTCCACTGACGCGACAAAGCGTGCGCCACGCAGACCGGCCAGGTCGGTTGGGTGACGGTCTCCCCGTGCATCCATGAACGTGTCCATGGGTGCGCTCGTGGCGTAGTCGCCCAAGATGCTGGCCAAGGTGTTCACGAACACCGACTTGCCGTTCGCACCGGTGCCGTACAGGAAGAACAATGCGTGGGCGCTGGTCGCCCCGGTCAGGCAGTAACCCGCCATGCGCTGCAAGTACTCCTGCAAGAGAAGGTCGCCGCCGGTCACATCGTTCAAGAATGCCTTCCACTGCGGGCAGTCACCCCTTGGAGTGGCCGTGGCAATCTTGGTCATGCGGTCAGCTCGGTCGTGAGGACGCGTCACGCCCACCTTGAGATTGACCACACCGCCAGGGGTGTTGAGCAAGAACAGGTCCGCGTCCCATTCCTCGGTGGTAGAGGCATGGCGGCGATCTGACCTGGCCATGCGATCGACACCGCCCACGGTGCTGCTGGCCAGCAACTTGGCGGCCAGGCGATGCGAGTCCACCTTGAGCGCAGCCTCACGACAAATAGCGCGAATGAGGTGATGTGACATCAAGGTCTCATCGGGCTGCCAACGGCAACCGGTCCACACCAGCCATTTCCCCCAGGCTGCGCAATAGCGCCACTCATCCGCGTATCGAGATGTGAACGCCAGCGTTAGCGCATCGTCGGTCGCCCACACCGTGGCATCCTGCGTTGTCATGGCCTTGGTCGACTTCACGCACATGCGCGGCCCAGACGCAATGAACGTGTCAACGTCAAAGCCCTCGATCAACGCATCGGCTGCATCCCAGCCATCGGCCTTGTCGTCTGGCGGCAAGAGCACATCGCATGAGAGAGCGCCAGCGTCCAATACCGCTTGCGCCGCTGCCATCGCGTACTCCCAGCCCGGCTTATCCCGATCAGGCCAGACCAGGACGACCTTGCCAGCCAAAGGTGACCAGTCAGTCTTGTCCACCGGTGCGTTGGCTCCATGCATCGCCGTTGTGGCCGTGATGCCTACGGCAATCAATGCCTGCGCACACTTTTCGCCTTCGACCAAGATCACTCGCTCAGCAGCAAGCATCCCCGGCTGGTTGTAAAGCGGACGAGGATCAGGCGGAGCCATCTTGCGTCGCTTTGCATCCCAGGGACGGAACTCCTTCTTGCCTCCGGGTGGGTCATAGCGGTAGACGACAGCGATCAGGTGACCAGTGGGATCAAAGTAGTCCCACTTGGCCGTAGCTGGTCCCAGCTCATCGACCGGAGCTTCCTTCTTTGCCTTGCGGGTTGGGGTGGGTGCAGCTTGGCCGACCATTTCAGCGGCATAGCCCAGCACCCGTGGAAAGTCGGACTGAACGTCTGCGCCGAGGTAGGCCGCGATCAGATCGAAGATGTCGCCGCCGTCACCAGTGGCTCGATCTGTCCAGAGCCCTGCCTTTTCCCCGTCAAGGACAACCTCGAGGCTGCCACCAGGACTGCCCAAGACATCCCCGATCAGGAACTTGCCGCGTCGCTTCTTACCAGCGGGGAACAATCCCGTCAGCACCGATTCGAGTCGATCAATCAGTGATGCACGCAACTGCTCCCTGGTGGCGTCCGTGTCTTTGTGCGCAGGCGAGTCGTTGTCATTGAAATCAAGCATCCAACTTTTCTCCCCCCGCCTGCATCCACTCCATCAGTTCACTCACCTTGAAGCGAACCATCTTCCCGACGCGGTAATGCGGTAACCCAAGACGTTCACGCTCTTTGGGGTGTGTGAAAAGGTACAAAGGCATCTTCAAGCAGTAGGCCGCCTCATGTGCATCGACCAGCTTTTCGCTGAGAATTTGATTAACGTCCGTCATTGATTTGTCTCCAGCACCGGTCCTGCCATGAGCACATCCGGCATTCAAAATGAGTGGGGTCTTGGTAAGCACGCGCGAGCAACTCGCCCGCGTCGGTCGCAGAGATCACCTTGAGCGCACGGTCAGACATGCGCTGCGCCAATGCCGCATCAAAGGGCACCAGTTCGGTGTAGATCTCCATGGTGTCGGCATTGACTGCCGTGAAAACCGCAGGGTTCTCATGCAGCTCCAGATAGGCCTGGTACAGCACCACCTGTGCGTGATAGATCGGCTTTGAGATCGCCAGCTTGTTTTTCTCGAGGTCACGCCAGGACTTGGAGCCAAGACATTTGTTCTCCCACAAGGCGGGATACTTAAAGCCATCAGGACCATCAACGATCACACCGTCAATGTGGCCAGCCAGGCGGTCATCGAGTGCCGCAAATCCGAATTGCTCACCATTGGGTTTGGTCGTGCGCAGATCAAAGCCTGCTTGCCGCATCCACTGGATCATGCTTTCCTCTGAGAGATGGCCACGCTCAAAGATGCGAAGCAATCGACCAGGATGCTCACGACCAGGATCTACTGGAGCCTTCGCAAACTCGTACTGCAAGGCTCGCTCGCAAGAGACGCCTAAGCGCGATGCACCGAGATAACTTCTCGGACGTTGTTCGGCCTGGCGCTTTTGCAGCGCGGCATCGATGAGCGCACTGACCTGACCCGAGATGCTGGAAGAAGAATTGAAGTCCATCATTTCTTCTCTCCTTCCACCACCCAAGGCAAGTCATCCTCCATGTCGGCGAATGGGTGTGCCAGAGGATCAGGCGTTGCCTTCATCCCACGCACTGGCGGAAACTTCGTCTGTTCGTGATGTGCCAGCATGGCATCGGTCCAGCATGTCACGATGGCATCGATGACGCGCAGGGCTTGCTCTTCGGAATATTCCCCCAGTGGTTTGTCAAAGCCAATTTCGCCTGCGGACTCACCGAATGCTTTAAGGCACTTCTTCATGGAGGCCAGCTCGATATCAGAAGGATCAATCATGGGAACCTCCTTCATATCGGCTCGCCCATCGAGCACGCGCTGCCAGTTCCCGTACATCGCATGGAAGACGTCCTGACATTTTTTCGAGCAAAAAACCCAGTCGATTGGGTAGCGCCGGGGATGGCCCACACCGTGACGGTTGTCGGTGTGGCCGAAACCCCG